AATACTACGATGAAAACAGCAGAAGTAATTAATGAAGCTGATTCAGATTCATTGAATCAAACAGATTTATTTGATACTAAAAATCCACCATTAGACAAATAGAGAGGGGATTTTCCCCTCTTATCTAGGGAGGTGATGGAATGGCAAGACCTTTAAAACAAGGAATTGACTACTTTTCGCTTTCTGTAGATTTTTTAAGAGATATAAAGGTTCGTAAAATCAAACGTGCGTGTGGGCCTCACGCTGTCGAAATACTACTTTGCCTGCTGGGTAATATTTATCGGGAAACTGGTTATTACATTGGGTGGGATGAAGATACGATGTTCTTAGTTGCTGACGAAGTTGGGGCGAAAGAGGGTCTAGTTGAAGAGACAGTAAATAAGGCTATTCAAGTTGGATTTTTTAATCAAGAGAAGTTCAATAATTATAAAATTTTGACTTCTAGTGGAATACAAAAAAGATATCTCGAAGCTACTAAAAAAAGGAAAGAAGTAGTTATTTCCGACATTTACTTAGTTAATGACACCTTAAAGGAGAAAGAAACCCTAGTTAACGGTGCTAATAATACACAAAGTAAAGTAAAGGAAAGTAAAGTAAAGGAAAGTAAAGTAAATAAAAGTAAAGTAAACAAAAAAGAAACAGACACCCGTCGGCTGTCGGCTGAAAAAGATTTTTTGGAAAATCCTCTAGGAGACCCAAAAGTTGAGGAATTGATTCGGTATTTTTCTCAAAACATTTGCAGACCAACTCCAGTAAATCTCACTGACTTAGCATACGATTTGCATGATTTTGATGATGATTTAGCGTTGCTGAAAGAAGCAATAAAAATTTGCGCTAGAAAAAACAAACGAAGCTACAGTTACTTTGCAGGAATACTAAAGATATGGCGTGCAAATGAGATAAAAAGCTATGCTGATTTTTTGGAAAAAGAACAGCAGGCTCAAAAAAATAGCAAAGGGAAAAATGAAGGTCATTCTGATTATGACGACCTTGGATTTTAGGAGGGGCACAAATGAAATCAAGTAAGAATCCTTTTGAGGTAATGATTAAAACATTGCTATACATTGTGCCTGAAGCATGTCCGGATTGTGGCGGAGTAATGCATGCGTGGCGAGCTAAAAATAAAGACGGCACCGATCGTTGTCCTCCAGTCTGTATGTCTTGTGGTTATAAAGCACGTAAAAAAATTCAAGATTTAGATGCAGTGAAACGCTCTAGAGAGAGTTTGAAGGCGAGAGCAATTAATTATTTAACGTATAGCTCGCTTTATACAGACAAACAATTGATTCAGCGTCGTTTTAGCACATTTAAAACAGTAGATGATGAGACCAAACTTGCTTTTGAATTAGCAAAGCGTATGGCAACAGAAGTGTTATTAGAGAAACCTATTCATATGGTTTTATCAGGCAAAAGCGGTGTAGGAAAAAGCCATCTAGCTATGGCGACCGCATGGGAAGTATTGGAAAAATCAAACTACAACAAACGATGCTTATTTATTAGTTATGCAGAGCTTTTGGAACAATTGAAATTTGCGATGAATGATGAACAAGCTAGAAAAGAAATAACAGGTAGCTTGATGGCAGAAATTAAAAGTGCTGATTTTGTTGTTTTGGATGATTTAGGTGCTGAATTGGGCGTGAAGCAATTCGACGACAGAAACAAGAGTACAAATTTTAATAACGATACATTAAATCGAATCGTAGAAGCTCGACAAAATAAAGCGACTGTATTTACAACGAACTTAACAGGAAAAGAATTAAGTCAAGCTTACGGAGAAAGGATTGTTTCTCGAATCATGAATCATTCAAAAGGGTTTGTATTCTCGATAAAGGCATCAAAAGATAAACGGATTGTTGGGATTTGAGGTGGAAGAGATGCGAATTATTTTGCCGATTGAACCTAAGCCACAAAGTCGCCCTAGGTTTGCAAGACGTGGGAATTATGTTCAAACGTACGAAGATCGAGCGATGAAAGAATACAAAAATCAAGTAAAAAATTATCTTCGTAAATCAAGAGCAAAGTTGATTGAAAAAGGGCCAATTTCCGCACATGTGACGTTTTACATCCATCCGCCTAAATCAGCTCTAAGCAATAAACAGAAACGCTTAGAAGTGGAATTAGAGCGAAAATATTGCGACAAAAAGCCTGATTTGGATAACTATTTCAAAGCAGTGACAGATGCTGCCGAAGGTATTTTATATAAAAACGATGGACAAATTGCTGTGATGGTTTGCCAAAAGTTGTACAGTATGCGACCACGGACAGAAATTGAAATTATAAGTTTGGAGGATATAAATGGAAATTGATATTGGCAAAACCTATGAAATTATTCCTCACAATCGCTTTCAGCACGCTTTACATGGAACAGTACAAAAAGTCTATGATAATTCGGTGTTAGTCAAAGTTTGTCACGTACATCAAGATGAGGAAGAAATGATAACAGATTCTAACAATCAAATCATTGTTAGTAAAAAATATCTATCCAAGCAAATTAAAACAAAAGAAACGAAGGAGACAAAACACATGAAATTTAATTTAAATACAGCAACGTTACTCATTTCAGGAAATTTTGGAGTGAAAGCAGAGGAATGTTTAACGATTTCAAAAAGCGGTTTGGCTTTAAGTGGTCCAGTAGTTCAACGATTGAACAAACCCGAATGGGTTCAACTATATTTAGACGAACAGAACAAAGCGTTATTTGTTTTGCCGTGTGAAGCCACTGCGGAAGGTGCAAGAAGTTGTGTAAGTCCTAAAGTAAATAAAAAAACAGGCTATCGAAAAAGCTGGAATGGTCACGTGTTAAGAAAAGCTGCTGAGGTTGGAGGCTTTAACATTGAAACAGATGTTTACCATGTAAAACCAGAAGAAGTAGAAGGACATCCAAACGCTTTAGGATTTGATTTGACAAAGGCGGTCAAAGTGAATGGGTAAAAAAGGAAAACGGATCAAAAAGCAAAATCGAAAACGAAAAAACGCTGCTATTGCAAATGGCACATACAATTGGCACGAAGAAAAGTGTTTGGAGTGTAAAGGAAAAACTTTGATTAAAGTAGAAGATGAATACGGTCATGCAAAAGAAATTCCTTGTCCTGTGTGTAATAAGAATTGAGGTAGAAAATATGACATGTCCAAAATGCAAGGGACAGATGATTATCTGGGAAAAAGATAGATTCGGTCATTCAAAAGCAACTTCTTGTCCGTTATGCAATAAAAGTGGGCAAAGTGTTGCGAAAAAGTTAGCTGAAATAAAGAAGAAGTAAACGAAAGGAGTGGAGGTTTGGTCGACCATAAAGAATTCTTTACTCCTTTGAAATGATGAATAGTTACCAAAAGAAAATGGTTAAAGTCATGAAAGACCTTTGCGGAAAAAGAAGTATGTACGATGTGTTTTTCGATTTTACTAAAATGTCAGCATGCAGTATTTCTAATGTTTTTGACAAAGTACATTTTGAAGAAAGAGAAAAATTGTATAAGTCTATTCAAGAGAAATACACCGAAGAAGAACAAGAAAAGTTCCATGAATTATTCGCTTTGCTAGTTGAAGCTTTAGAAGAGAACTCAACTGATATACTAGGCGAATTGTATATGGCTTTGGAAATTGCTAATAAAGATGCAGGGCAATTCTTCACACCATACAATGTAGCTCGTTTAATGGCAGAAATGAATTTTAATGAAAAGGATGAACAATTGAAAAATGGACAGCCAGTTGTTTTTTATGATCCTTGCATTGGTGGCGGTGTTACTCTAATTGCTTTAGCAAATATTATGCGAGAAAAAGGCTATAACTATCAAAGAAGTTTGAAAGCGTTGTGTGGTGACATCGACGGAAATGTACTTTCAATGGCGTATGTACAGTGTTCCTTGTTAGGAATAGATGCGATATTTGAAAGAAAAAATGCACTGAGTAATGAACCTGCAACAGATGTATGGTTTACACCGTTTTACGCTTTGAATAGAGCAAAAGAAAAAGAAACGCAAAATACATTAGAAATACTAAAAGAAGTAATGGAACTTCTGGAAAATAAAACAAGCAGTTCATTTACTGAACCAGAACAGCTGTCATTATTTTAGAAAACAAATAGAAAGTAGTGAGATTGACATTGTGGAATATGCAGTTTACCAAGGCGAGAACTTCTTGTTTATAGGAACAGCACAAGAATGCGCAAACAAATTAAATATTAAAGTAGATTCTGTTCGGTGGATGGCTACACCAACAGGTAGGCGAAGATTTGAATCTAGGAAAAATAAAGAGAGAGCAAAAAGAATTATTCGGTTAGAAAGTGAGTGAAGAAGATGATTCCAAAATTTTTTAAAGCATTAAGAATCGTCATAAGACGTGCTGTTGTATTGTTTCAGTATATTACTAGCGAAAAAAACAAACAGATGTCAATAAAAGAACGTTGGAATTACTATTGGAGGGAGCAGAATGAGTAAACAAGAATCAAAAAACAAACAATGGGCACTACGCTTAATCGATAAAAAAATAGAAAAATATACGAAATACAGAGATGACAAAACACGTACTGAAGAACACCGAGCTTATTGGCAGGGATTTGTTACTAGCTGTAATGATATGCAAGATATTATTAAAGAATTAGACGAACCAGAAAAGCCAACTGTCAAACAATTTGTAGCAGATTGGTTCGAAGATAATCTTGAAGAGTTAGATTGGGAACTTGGGGGTGTTTTAATAAATGCTTTTAATACAAATAGAAATGAAAGAAGTGATTTTCAAGATTGGCTTGTCGATACCACGAACTATCCAATTGAAACATTGATAAGAATGAAGTTGTTTGGCTACGAAGTCGAGGAAGAGCCGCTTTATTATGTGAAGTTGCCTGATCTTAGAAGCTCGTCAAGTGGAAATGTTTATGGATTAAAAAAAACATTGAATGGTGAAATAAGAATTGCTGTTTTTGATAAACAAAAGGTTGGTAAAACAAAAGATTCACAATTCACAGAAAATCAAATCAAAGCAGTTGACGAGCGCTATTGGCCGTTTGCTGTGAAGGTGGAGGAAGAATAGATGAAAGATAAGAAATTTTCACCTCTAACAATTGTTTGTGTGATTATAGGCATATGCTGGATTGTCTCAATTGTGGGAATCGGATATTTTATTTCACATCCAGAAATAATTGGACACTGGTTTAGTCGTTTAATAAGTGGGTTCAAATAGTTTTGAAACCAATGTATTTTAGTTTTTACAATCGATAGTATAAAAAACTACCTAGTTTCCGCTAGGTAGTTCTGTAAGAAATAATATTA